TTAATTTTATTAAAATGTATTTCAGCAAGATTAAAAGTAGGATCCTGTCTATGTACTGTTATCATACACTTACCGGAATTAAACCATTCACTACCACCTTTTAAATCATAAGGCACAGGAGCGTTTCTTTTCCCATTTTCTTTTTCAGTTAATTTTGGATGTATAATAGTATGCAAATGCAAATCATTGTCCTCTGCTATTTGATTACGATAGGGTAAAACATATTCTAAGTATTGAGCATATCCGCCATAATCATTATAGGGATGGTTTAAATCCTTCCAACTATCTATTGATGCAGTATGAAGCTCTTCTGTTTTTTTTATCTCAACAGCCATATCCCAAAATTGTATAGGGGTTAATTTAGCTTTTACGTCTTTTTTAGTCAAAACCTTAAAGTGATTTAAAACCCAATCAATTGCCTGTGTTATTTCTCTATCCTGTATAACATTCCTATCTAATGGATTAAAGCTCTTTCCTGTCTTTTTATTTATAAGATCAGCTATAATTTCTACATTACTACTTTGAAGTATTCATTAAACACTCCATTAAAACTTGAGTTTTACCACTCATTGGAAAACCTGTCCAATCAGTGCAATTTCCTAAGCTCATTGAATAATGCTCATGTAATTTATCAAAGCCTAAATACTTTCCTTTTTGATTATATGTATCTCGATATTTAAACAGATCAGTAATCACGTCTCCTGCTTCTGTTATTTTAAATCCATTTAACTCCATGGGGCTTTCCATTTTGATGGTTCGTTTACTTCTTTTATTTCAATTGGTTTCTCCCAAGTTCTTACACAAGCTTTCCAATCTATCATCTTATTCTTACCAACCATCCAACCTTTAGATGAGTAGAAATTTAAAAATTTATTTACGTCAACTCCGTTTTTTCGTTCTATACAATACTCAAGAATATCATTATAAGTAGGTTCAATAAATATACTTCTTTCATTCTTTTCATTCTTTACATTCTTGTTAGTGGTCGTTTGATGGTCATTTAATGGTCGTTCATTGGTCAACTCGTTGGTCGTTAGTTGATACTTTTTGTAATTAACTACCTCAATTACAGTACCTTGCGAGCTTGTTTTAATGGTCAATTCGTTGGTCGTTTTTAGCTTATCTAAAGAAGTCCTAATTTGCCTAACACTTAAGCCAGTTTCAAGTGCTAAAATATCTCTTGAGGTTATTATAGTTCCAATTTTTAGATCCATTCCCCTATATTTTTTTTCTTTATGATTAGCCTTAAGTAGTAAGTGTAAAAAAACACGAAAAGTATTTGTATCTGAGTACCATTCCCATTCAAGAATTTGCCTATGTATTTTTATCCAGCCGCTCATATAAATAATTTTTGCTGAAAAAGATCAGTAATATACAAGAAACATTTTTTATCCTCAATAAAAGACTTTTTAAGTTTAATCAGCACTTCTTCTTTTTTGCATATAGGCTCAATATAAGCATAGTCTTCTTGTAATTGAATAAAAACGTATAGCTCACTATTTAAATGCTCGTTAGCGTGCTCTAAATCACAATTAAACGTGTATGTTTTAGCTTTTGTTGTTTTAACTTGATAAGTATATCCTTTATGATCAGCAAAATCTATTTTTTGAAAGTCACGATCTGCTGATTGATGAAACAATGGCTCATCTGCAAAATTGTACTTAAACCATAATTCAAATATTTTTTCACCTATTGATCCAGTAGACTCGTTTTTAATTTCTAAAGGTATTTTAACCTTTGCTAAATAAGTTCTCATAATTTTTCTTTAATAAATGATCCATTAATCATTGTCCCTTGTCTTTTTGCTATAACTTCATAAGCTGTATTTATACATTCCTCTATGCTAGTGTTATTAAAATAAGCAATAGATGTTAAAACTACTACACAATCACCTATTGCATCAATGATCTCATCTTTATCATTGTTTATGATAGCTTTAGCAAGTTCTCCCGCCTCTTCTTGAAATTTAACATACTGAGTTTTAATATCCCCTTTTGATAAAATACCTTTTTTTGTAGCCCATATTCTTATTGGCTTAAATTCGTCTTTTAGTTTCATATTTTTTTATTTAATAACATTAACAATTAATCTTGAGTGATGATTATAGCCTTCAATAACCATTTCAATATGCTTAAAATTTTGAAATTTGCTGCAATTAACTAATTTTGGCAAACTAAATTTTTCTCTACCACAATATATTGCCGCGTTGCTTACGTGCTCTTCATATACATGAGCGTTTGCTGCATTAATAATTACTTCATTTGGTATTAAGTTAAATTCATTTGCAAATGAATGCAATATAGAAGCGTACATAACCATATCATAAGGCAAACCAATAAATAGATCTAATGATCTCATTGAAACAATTATATCAACACTATTATTTGTTACCACAAATTGAAAAGAATAATGGCAAGGTGGCAAATTCATTTTTAATAAATCATTAGGGTTCCACATTGTAAATAAAAGGCGTCTTGAATACTTGTTAGCCTTAAATTCTTTAATAACATTCTCAAATTGATTTGTGCCATTAAAATTTAAAAGTTGATAACCATATACAGGCCCTAAATCACCATTATCATTTGCCCATTGATCCCATATATGTACACCATTAGCATTTAAAAATTTAATATTTGACTGTCCGGATAGCAGCCACTCGGTTTCAACAAAACAAGACTTAGGATAAATTTGTTTCCCTGTTACTATTGGGAAGCCTTCTTTTAAGTTTGCTCTTATATGAGCGCCTGATATTTGTCTTGTAGCCCCATTTCTACCAATTATTTTTGTTCCTCTTTTCATACAAAAAGCCATAATATCGGAGTAACCTTTTTCATAATTATTCATAAGTAGCATTTAAGTCGTTAAGCGAAGCCATGTAAGCAATTGCATCTAATAAATTATCCTCTTTGTGTTTATTTGCTTGCCTAGCAAGTTTTAATGCAATAAGCACGTTGTAGCAGTCAATTACACTAATAGTTTTATTACTCATTTCTGAAGCAATTTTTGCTGTTTTACCCATACAATCATGAAAATTGCCGTAGCCTCTTTCTTTTTCTTCATTACGCAAATAAACAATACCATTTGCTTTTTCTAAAATGTTCATAATGTTAAAATTTAATTAATAAAAAAACCCTCATTAATTCCGTTGCCTCTAACCTCAACTTCCTTAACAAGGGTAATAATTCCTTTTGTACTTATAATGTTAGAGGAGTACATTTACAAATATAACTATTTATTTTTAATCATAATTAATTATTAAAGTTTAAATATTGATTATTTTTTAATCTAGCTTTAATTAATGATAACTCTTGCATTGATTTGCAATCACAAATATCATCAATTAAATTTCTTTGCTTAAAAATTATTTCTTTACCATCAAATTCATTTTTTAATTTTAATGTATCAAGCAAGTATAATTCATCCATTTTATTTTCGTAAAAATTACCCATTGAGATCCCATAAATTATTGTTGAATGATTAAGGTTAAACATTTCACCAATCCTTTTAAATTTTATTTTGTGTTTTCTTAAAAGAATAAATAAATACCAACGTTTATGTACTATGTATCTATACCTTGTTTTTTCTTTTAAGTTTTCATCTTTAATTATTTGCTCTATTCTATCAATCATTTTTCTCAACTTTTAGTATTAGTTTAGGCCACATGGCCATTATCATTATTGCATGATCTTTATCTAAAGCTTCTAAGATTCTAGTGCCTACCATTTTTTTATTACTTTCAAAATAGTTGTATGTAACTTTGTATTTTTTCATTTCTCTTGTTTTATTTCGTTAAAATCTTGCTCATTTAGATAGTCTAGGTACAGCTCCAGGTTGAAGCTTCCACCTTTATCACCATCACAGCTTTGATCTCTCCACCATTGCATCTTTCGCTTAAGGCTAAAAGTGGTAGGTATAAATGTGTTTTCGTTAGTTTCCATATTTAGATACATTCAGGGTTATTGTAAGCCCACTCTTCTACAAGTTGGATTGTCTCTTCTAGCTCTCTGCTAGTCAAGGGGTAGGTTAATTTATAATTAGTGGTAGTTAGGTAGCTATCTACTAGCAGAGCCTCATATACACCCTCCTCAACAAAGTAACATCTAAACTCAGCAGTGTAAATAATACCTCCATCTTCAGAGGCCCACCATACGTTAAGGTATCCCTTGCGTATGTAGTCAAGTTCGTAATTCATAGTGCACAGGATATATACATTCCTACTAAAAAAAGTGTCAAGGCAGCTAAGCCCTGAATAAAATCAATAGTTCTCATCTAGTCCTAGTTTTTCGATTAATACTAAAAGTGTTGCGTACTTAGTTTGTACTCTTTGAGCTGCAGGATCTTTGTATCCGAATGCTCCGACCATTTCATTGTACTCATCTCTCAACTCTATTGAATAGAGGAGAATAGTAGCTTTCATTTCTTCTGTTGTCATTGGTTAGTTTTAATTAGTTTAGACAAATATACGTACTTACAATGAATTGTATACAACTTTGCGTTATCAATAATCATTCTAAATAAGGAGTAAGGGTAATATGTTAGCTATATCTTACATTATGCCATCATTCTAGCTATTATGTTGGCTATAACCGTCACAAATCTTGGCAAAAAAATAACCCCCTACCAAACTAACCAAAGATATAGGGGGCTATGAGTCTCTAATACGAGACCTGATGCAAATATATGTAAAAAATTACAAATTAAACTTATGAGAGTCAATATATTTTGTTACTGCTC